GTTGCATCATCACCGGCCAGGATCGTGTGCAACCTGATCCCGTCCTCCCACGACAACTGGGGGAGCGTGTAATCCTTCCCACGGATCGGCAACACGATCGGACCAAGTATTTCTTCCAACGGGGCGAAACCCATAACAGGTGTTCCTTTACTCATCGTTTGCTCATAAAGTCTGTGCCCCGCCGTTATGGGAACGGCGGGGCGTGCGGTTATCAGCCGCGGGTGTAGCCGAAGCTGGCAGACGCGCCAGCAGCGTTCGTGACAACGATCGGGGCGGAACCGGCAGACCCGGCAGGCATGACCGCAACCAGCAGCGAATCGGAGACCACAATCCACGACGTCGCATTCACACCGCCGAACTTCACACCCGTCGTTGCGACGGTCCCGGTGAACCCGTTGCCCGTGACCTCGACCTGACCGGCAGCAGCCACACCAGACGGGGTAGCGGTAGCAATGACCGGGACGGCGGCGGCGGAGTACGGGTTCGTGATGGCCGTGACCGGGCCGTCACCAGTGAACGTCATCGTGACCTCTTCAAGGTCGGCAATGCCGGTCTTGGACTGCTGCCAGTCCACCAAGGCACGGCCACTGTAGGCTTCCGGGGCGCCGTTGCGGTCGTACCAGCGCACATAGACGCGGTTGGCGTCGCCGAACTGGAACCGGGTCGTCCTGACCAACTCCTGGCCCGGATCAAACACGCCGGACGTGTTCTTCCGGTTAGCCTTCGCCACAACCTTCCAACCCGTCAGGGTCTTCTCAAACGACGCAAAGCCGTTCGTGTCGTAGTCGTCCGCGGACTGGTTGGTGGGGGTTTCGTTGGGCGACAGGTCGCTGATACCAGCAACGGACAGCCAAGACGTATTGTCGGCGCTGACTTGCAGCTTGAACCGACGAGCAAGACTCGTGGACATAGGGTGCCTCCTAAGGGGCTTTTGGGCATGAAAAAAGCCCCACAGAGTGTGAGGCTAGAAGGGGTCGGCTATTCAGTTATGGGCTTGTGTGGTTAGTCCCAGCCGCTATCGGGCCGGTTCGGTGTCCCGGCGGTGTCGAGGTCGATCACGTACCGGTCGATGCGGGTCCACCGCTTCAACGGGTCCTGACCATTCCCCACGGATCCTTGCCGGTTCAGCTGGATGATGTGCGTGGACCCCATGAACAGGTTCGTGGCACCCTGCCAGAGATCCCAGACAGCGTCGCCGAGGTCTTCACAGTCCATCGGCTGGTTGGGCAGGCCGCGAATGTAGGCTTGCACCATCCACCGGCTCAGCGGGATCGCTACACCGTCATTCAGGGCCACACACATGAGCATGACGCACCGGTCAATGTTCTGCGGGGCCGCTTTGAACGTGACCCCGGTCTCCCCGGCAGCGTACACGCCTGTGGAACGGAATACGGCTATTCCGGAGTCCTGTAGGGACTGGGCTAGACCTGTGAGCAGGTCGCGTGTGCTGGTCGCCATGGCGGGTCCATTCTACTCGATCACTGCCCGTAGCTCGGTGGCAAGGATTTCCAGCACCGCAGGGGTTTCCTCGGTGATCGCGGTCACCAAATAAAACGATTGGCCTACTTCGTGGCGGAGTTCTTTTCCAGATTCAGAGACGCCGTACTCTTGCAGACGCGCGTACGGTCCGGGGTAGTAGACGCGCGCCCCCGCATCAGTCGGCAGGGTCGCGGCTTCGTCCCGCAGGTTCCCCGTCTCCAACGGGGTACGCTCCACAGCGACACCACGCACATGCTCCATGGCTTTGAACGACGCCGCGGGGATCGCCGCCACCACCTTGTCAGTGATCTCGTCAAGATACACGCTGAACTGGTCACTCATTTCAGGTAGATCACCCCGTGCGCGACCTCATCCAACAAGCCCGGTGCGTCGTTGACGTTCTGGGTGATCACGTGGGAGACACGTGCCGGCGCGGTGGACGGGTACAGGTTCGGGTCCGGTTGTGTCGCATCCCCCGGAACAACGGTGCCGGGGGATATGGCGGTCACCCGTGAGTCAGGCGGGAACAAAGCAGCATCCGTGGTGGAACAGTAGAACGTCGACGACGCCACCACCTGCTGCCCGTCCTTCCCCCGAACCAGCGTGATCTTCCCATCCAAATACCCGGTCACGTCCACGGGCGCGTTGTACACGTCACCATACGCACCAGAACCCGCATACGTTTCGACACTAACCGTATGGACGAAAAAGTCCGTGATGCCGGCACTCATCCGACAACCCAGGGACCGTTGGTGAACAACGCGGCCTGTTGGAGGATCGTCACAGCCTCGTCACAGAGTTGGGATGCCATGCGGCGGCGCTCATTGAACGCCTGCACACTGCCCGCGCCGGCCACATCATAAGTTAGGGATGCGGAGCCGATCCTCTTTGCTGACAGGATCCCTGACGTGGAGAACCCGGCCGCCGCTGGATCAATGTTCGATGCAGCCCAGAACGCAGCCTGCGCCGTCACCGCGTCCTTGAACGCTTCAAGGACGCCCGCATCCGTGGGCATCCCGGTTGTGTCCGTCAGATAGAAAGCAGTCTCCGTGAACCTGGACACCAGGATGGATGCTGACCGCAGCAACTGGGCTGCGTTCACGGGAGCCGTTCCACCAGTCCACGCCGCCATGTCAGCAGGCAAAGCAAATACCAGAGTCACGGCGGCACTCCCTTACTCGGTGGCGGTCTTGGGTTTGGTCGCGGCTTCGTACTTCTTCAACCACGCCGCCCGTTCAACGGACTCTTGCAGTTCCTTCGCGTTGAAGATCACCCGCGTATCGTGCGCACCGAACAACTGGGGCGATTCATCACGGGCCTCGTCCTCGGTAATCTCAGACCAGCCGTGGGGGAGGAACTTCGGACCCGGGACGTTCGGACCGGAACGACCGTTGCGGTCTTCCATGATGCGTTCTTCGAGGAAGTCCTCATCCACGCTGTGCATGCCGCCATCAATGTTGCGGACGTATTTTGTAGCCATAGGGAACCCTCCTGGGGTTTGCTCGATTGGTTGGCGTAACTGACACACCCGCCCACCAGGGGTTACCTGGTGGGTGAGTGAGCCGGTTACGTCAGGACGACGAAGCCCTTCTCATCCCGGAGCTTGGAAACCCCGTACAGGGTGTCCATGGTGACCTGCACGCCGAGGTTGTCGGCGTTGTAGGACATGGTCACGCGCAGGGCGAGTCCGGAGACCGGGTCGGTCACGACGGACTGGACCGCACCGGTGCCCTGGGGGGCGTCGGGCAGGCGGCGGGACGCCATGATGATCGCGCCGGGATCGAACGCGAGGCACTTCGTGGAGTTCGGGGTGCCGGCGACGACGGGGACGAGCTGGGACTCGTGAATGCTGACGCCGTACAGGTCGGAGGTGATCAGACCGTTGGTCAGTTCGCCACGGCCCGCGTTGTACGCGAAGAACTGGGCGAGGTTCGCATCCGCCAACAGGGCGGTGGAGTCCTTTGTCGCGACCAGCAGGTGACGGTTGCCACGCTGGATCTTGTTGTCAGTGAACTTCTTGTTCACGGCCCGCACGGTCGCAGCGGACATGTCGGTGCCGGAGGTGCCGAGGGTGCCGGAGAACGCCGTGTAGGTTGCGAACAGGTCCGTTTCGATCTGCTCGGCCAGGGCCACGATCTGGGCACGGATCAGGGACTGCATCAGGACCGGGTTTGCCTGTGCGGCGGTGAAGTCTTCCACCAGGACGGTGGCTTCCTTGTGCTTGTTCAGCGTCACCGTGGTGTCCGTGGAGGTGGGGACCTGCTTCGTCACGGGCGTGTTGGTGGTCTTGTCGTTCGCGACCAGGGTTCCCGCGTAGGGGATGTGGAGCTTGGACCCGACTGAGAAAGCATTGGTGATGTCCGTGTCGCGGGTCACCAACGGGGCCAGGACAATGTTGGAGCGGAGGATTTCAAGGGCCTCATTGGCCCAGATTTCCGGGATAAACGGGCCAACGGCCGCGTTGTTTACGTTTGCCATAAGAGGCTGTCTCCTTAGGAGGTAATGCGCCCTTCACGTTGGGCGGCGAGGATGTCGGCTTTGTTCGCCTGGTAGAAGGCGTTGTCCGTGAGCTGGGCACGGGAGTAAGTGCGGGCTATTCCGGAGCCACCGGCTCCAAGGTCCGCGCCGCCAACAGCCGCCGCCTGGGAGACTTTGAAACGGGGGTTACTGTTTGTGGCCTCACTGATGGCTGCCGCCAGGGCTGCCGTGTCGGCGGGGTCGATGCCCGATGCCTTTGTGAGGAAGGCGCGGGAGTCTAGGAGGGCTGCGGGGTCTGCTTTCGCGACGGCGGCTGCCTTGTATACGGCCAGTTCG